ATCGGGGCTTCATTGCCTGCCGACGGGGGCACCTTGCCAAACGCGTTGTAGACGTACTCGACTTGCCACTGCCCGGTAGTCGAGACACCAGGGACGTGCGCATCAAGGACACTCAGCGGGTGCAGGGTGGGAAGCGGCAGGCTTGACGGTAGGGAGTCCTGAGAGGCCCAGTCCACGTTAGTGAGCAGTGCTGGCCGGACACCCGGGATTGGCGAGTAGGCCACGGTCGCATCCTGGGATTCCTCGCACGGCCAATAGGCCAGCGGCGTACCGGACGGAATGCGGCGGCGCAAGGTCGAGTCAAGCGGCTTGTTTCCCTGGCCCATCCGGCGGAGTAGACCTGAAGCCGTTACGGACGTCCACACGTCAGCGTCGTCAGCGGACCAGGCCAGTGGCCAACGGCTGATCTCGCCGACGAACCTGTCTTCCCGGTTGCGTATCTCAGCGTTGCCCTTCAGCGTCCACACGTTGCCCTGTGCGTCCGTTGTAGACGTTGCCTGGTCTCCCAGTGCCCGGAAGTCTGGAGAGGCCACCACAGGGCCGCTGATGCCGTTCCGTACCTCTGCCCGGTAGCAGCGACCGACCAGCGGGTGACGCGACCGTGCACCAGGCTGACCGTGCCGGAAGTCCGTTAGGCCAATCGACAGAGGGGCGGTGCTGTTCTTTACCGTGTTATGCGCGGTCCCGATATTGACGACTGTCGATCCGCCGTCGAATGCGGTATACGGGCCGGCAAAAACGGTGGCGTAGTAAAAGGTGAATGTAGCCGTCTGCGCCGTGGTGTCGATATGGACGGTTGCCCGCAGCGCCGCGCGAGTCGGCAGGATAGGAAGATCCCGCTGCATAAACGCGGTTGAAGTCGCCTGGGCCCCAGTAGTCGAATACTGGAAGAACATGGTTCCCTGGGAGATATTCAGCAGCCAGGAACACTGGTCGCTGGCGTCATCCCACTTCCCTATGAGTACCTGGTTTTCCTGCCCGTACCAGTTGGCCTCCCCCTCCCAGCGGATATCCAGGTCGCCGGTCAGGTCAAGCGCAGCCTTGTCCGGTGTAGAGCAGACGTTTCCGTCCTGGCCATCAAGCTGAAGGTAGGAATCTCCCGTACCCGGCAGGCTCAGCCGCACAGGGGTGTTGCGATTGGTGAGCCCGTAGAGCGGACTCATGGCGTTCCGGGGCGAGTACTTCCCATCCTTGTTGTTCAGCGTGAACGTCAGCGTGGAAGGGTCAGCGGTAGTCCCCTGATCCCTGACCCCGCGCGTGATCTGCTTAGTGTCGCGCAAGTAGACGTCAGACGACACGTCCACCCAAGCGCCACCTAGATTCAGCTCCGTACGGATGTCTAGCGGAAAGGTGATGGCCACCGCTGACCCTTTCTGTTATCGGCCAAAGGCCGTCTGAACATTGCCTCGACCATCGTTCTTGACGATGCGCCGAATGAGCCGCTTCATGTCCTCATCAGCGCCGGTCACATCAAAGGTGATGGACTGCGCGTTTCGCATGGAAGCGCTGAAGACACCGCGCGGCGAGATATCCGCAGCCATTCCGGGAAGGTCGCCGGTTAGTCCCTGTAGTTGCTTGCGCAGTAGCGGAGTCTGACGCTTGATGCCCTCCTGAAAACCGCCAATGACCATGCGGCCAGCGGGAGTCAGGATCTTGCGGTCAAGGGGCGCGGGGCCCTTCCAGCTAGTCAGCTTGCTAGTCAGGCCACCAAGGGTGGACTTGACGTCACCAAACTGGGACTTGATGCCGTTGATGAATCCACGGATCAGCGACTCGCCCGCACGCTTCAGCACCCCGCCCAGGTCGCCCAGTCCGGAGACAGCGCGACCAGGTAGGGCCTTCAGCCAGCCAAGCGCACTGTTAACGCCGTTCTTGCTAGCAGTGATCAGCTTTCCGCCAGCCTCGCTGGCAACGGACCACAGCTTTGAAGCCAGCGGCTTAGCGGCCGTCCAGACCTGTCCGGGTAGCTTGGTGAATAGGCTCAGCAACCACTTGACCATGGCCCCGGCTGCCTGCTTTGCGTACCCAAACGCACCGCTGAAGTCTCCGCGTAGCAAGGCCGCAATAGCCTTGATCGCAGGGACAAGAACGGAATTGATGTACTTAGCCAGGTAGTTAGCCAGGATGGTGGCCAGCTTCGCCACTAGGTCAATGATCGGGATGAGGATGGGAACCAGCGCTGCAATGACTTCCGCCAGCGCGTTGAACAGAGGAACAAGCGCTAGCAGGATCGGAGTCAGCGCGGGAAGCAGCGCCACAATCAGCATGGAAAGCGGCGGCAGTAGCGGTAGGACCGCTTGCACCAGCGCCAGGACAGCCGAGATGAGTGCGTTTAGCACCGGTCCCAGGGCAGCAATGATGGGCATTAGGGCCGCACCAAGCTGAGTGATCACGGGGCCGAGCGCCGTCAGTAGCCGGGCCAGGATCGGCCCCGCAATCTTCAACATCTGCCCCATGAGCTTGCCCAGGGTGGGAGCAAGCGCAGCGATCACGGACCCCAGCGCATCGAACACGGGGGCAGCCGCGCCAATGCCAGCGGATAGGCCCTGTAGCAGGCCACCCAGGGACTTGCCCAGCGTGGCGAACAGTCGACCCAGGGCCTTGACTAGCGGGCCCGCAGACTTCATCACAGGGACCAGGCCCGAGACCAGGCCCTTGACCAGACCACCAATCCCCTGCACCAGCGGCGCAATCATCGGGGCGGCAGCCTTGAATAGCTGGCCGAGCTGGGGACCGATCTGGTCGAATATCTTGGATAGCTGCCCGGCTGCCTGCTCCATAGGCTTGATGAGCGGCGCAGTCAGGTTGGTCAGGCTCTTACTGACGTGGTCCTTCAGCTTGGCGAAGGAAGCCTGTACGCCCTTGTTTTCAGACGCAATCTTGGCACCCAGACCAACCACGGCCAGCGGCACGGCGGCGAGTGCACCGGCAGCGCCAATGGCTCCGATGCTGAGCACCCCGAATGTCTTGCCCAGGCCACCCGCGACCTTCAGCCCTGTACTGCCCAGCGCGGATAGGCCCGTGCGCAGCCGGGATACGTTGTTGCGGGCAAGGCCGTCAAAGACCTGGCCGATTCCCCGGAACGCGCTGCCTATTCGCTGAGCGTTCGTCATGTTCGCGTGGGCGGACGACACGATACGGCCGTCAAGCGCACGCATGTGGCCAAAGACGTCTTCCTGTGCCGTACCGGCCTCGACGCCAATGGATCGGATTGCACCACCAGCGGCAGCAGCACCGGCCCGAATACGGTCAGTGTCAATACCCAGTGCAACTGTCAGTGATGCCAGCGTGGCCACAGGCACCCCCTCTCTGAATCAGCTACCAAAATTGGTAGGTGCCTCTTGGTAGTCGCCGCCCAAAGCGGTATTCACCTTCATGACCTGCTGCCAAAGGTCCCTAGCGGATCGCTTGCGGCGGAACCACACGGGCATGAAGTCGGCAGCCTTGGCACGAGTCTTGGTGCCACTGGCGTTATGCACGGTTGCAGCAACGATGCTCGCCGCAATCTCGGTGCGTAGGCGCAGGTCCAGCGGGCCGGTCACCCTTTCGTATGCCTGCCATTCGGTCAGCTCACGTGACGTAGTGCGCGCGAGTAGTTCCCGAACGGGCATGCCAAGGTGACCGGCCAGCCTGAAGTAGAACTGACGCTCAGGGCGGTCGGTTAGTTTCCCGTCAGTTCCTCGACGTCCGACTCAGTCAGGCCAGAGAGGCGAGATGCAACGTCCACCACGCGGGAAAGGGCCTGAGCGCTCTTATCGCCAAGACGCTTGATGGCAGCACCCTGGAACAGTCGCTTGCCGTTCTCGTCAACGATGCACGCGCCAGCAAGGCGGGCCCGGTACATCTCTAGGGCCTTGTCCTTGTCAACCGCAGTCATTTCCTTGTTCAGCATGGCGGCTTCAAACCGGTCCCTGTCGGTACCGCTCATGCCCTGCACAAGGACCGTACCGCCCCACTCAGGGACGTCGACAGCCTCGCGCGGTAGGTCGTCAGCGTTGAGAATGTCGTCAGCGGAAAGGTACATGGGTGATTAGCTCCCTGCGGTAACGGTCGGCTTGCCCGACACCTTGAACTTCAGTTCTGCCGAGAGCTTGTCATCGCTCGGCGCTTCCTGGCTGAACTCGGTAAGGATCAGCTTCAGATCCCATTCGCCGAGTGCCTGCGGAAAGACCATCTTGTAGTTGCGCGGGGCCGTGTCCTCAAAGTCGGCGACCAGGACGTCATGCACGGTGGGGTCATAGTTCACCGAAATGGTTACCTCGCCCGCGTCCTTCAGGCCCCCGATGAACTCACGCCACCCGTTCGCCGAGTCGTGCGCGGTTACGTCGTAGGTGTCCCGCTTGATCTCAGGGCCCTTCAGGTCATACACGCTGCCGATAGCCGTGAATGCCTCAGTGCCCGCAGCGCCGTCACCACGCTTTAGCGCGATTCCGAAACCGTCAATACCAGCCATGCTGTTAGTCCTTTCTCATGCTGACCCTGTACGACGCATTCAAGTGGCGGATGCGCGGGTCAGGGTCGGGAACGGTCTGGTGCTGGGTGTGCTTGATGTACACCTGATCGAACCCAGCGACACTCAGCGGCGCGCGATCAAGGGCAGCGTCTACCGCAGCGAACAAGTCGAATAGCTCACTGGGCCCCGGGGCCAT